CCGTAGAAGCCGAGTCCGGGCAGATACGGATAGTGGACAAAGTGCTGGCGACGCTCTCGGTTCTCGTCGTCTTCATACCAGTTCCTTCGGATAGAAAGGACCGTTCTGGACGACAGATCAATCGAGATCACGTAGGGGAGGGCGATACCGTCCTTGTCCTCAAACCCCGGAAGATCGTAATCAACCATCATCTCAAGGATGGTTCGACGATCATCGATGTCGTAACCGCCACTGGATCCGGTGAGCTTGTTGTACTTGTCCTGAATGTTGCTCTCGAACGGCGATGCCGGAGGCAGATCGACATCCGAGTAGAAGCCAGACACCTGAAGCTTTCTGACTTCGTTGGGCGTCTTCTTCATGACATGAGTAGCGCGCTCGCAGGTGTTTAAATCTGTAGCGCCATACGAAACAACGAAGTCTTCCGCCGGAACGAAGATCGAGCAGGGCCGCCCAAGATTCTGGTCGAAGTAGACCTTCCTGAACGCAGAGCCTGCCAAAGGTAAGGAGAAGAGCATCTTCTCGGTCTCAGACCGGTACTCGCTCATCTTTTCGGTCAGAAGGTAGTTCAGGTAAGACTGAACACGAATCGATTGCTCTACCTTCTCCTTTGTCTCTTTCCCGACAATGTGGGTCTTTACAGGACCGGAAGCAGGGAAGATCTCTTGGATTGATTGAGCTTGGAAGCGAATCACCGCCTCTGAAAGCATCGGGTGGAATACGCCACAAGCGCCCGCCCAAGGAGTAGTTCTGTCCTCGATCTTCAACCCAAGAAGATCCAGACCTTTGACGTAGGTCTCTTCCCAGTCTGAGCGGCTTTCCTTGTCTGCGTTGTAAAGACCTACAAGTTCACTCGCGATCTTGGTGAGATCGTCGTCGCCGATCAGGTTGGCAAGGTTGGCGTCGTGTTCTTCAGGGGCCGCCGTCTGGTTTGAAAAATCAAAGATGATGCCGCCGTCTTCGGTCTCGATAGAAACCGCGTCCGGGTTGATGATCTCGATTTCGAGAGGAGACTCATCGTCAATCTCTCCATCGATAGGCATGAGACCCCTGTCGATTGCCATAATTATCCCTTGTAGTTAGCGCCCTTGATTGCCGCGCCCTTACCACGACAAGTCATGCCGCCGTGCTTCATTTTCTTGGGCAAATACTTTTTGCTGCTGTTCTCAGCTTCTTCTTGCAATGCGCGCATCGTCGGCTTGTGATAAGGATCGTATTTTTTCATGGGATTAGTTCTTCCAACCTTCTCTGCAACTTGTAGAAAAAGCTTGGCTTTGCTTCCAAGTAAACTCATTTGAAGTCTCCTTTTGACCGTTTGGTCAGTAATACTCTGCTTTGCGTTGATAAAACGGCTCATCTTCCTCGTCCGTATGAAGAGGGATGAAGCCGCCCATCCTGAAACGAATCAATGCCTGAGTGCCAGAGTCAACCAAGTCATCATGTTCTCCGGCGGGAAAAGAAGCAAATTCCTCAACAACCTCTTCCGCCCACCTCGTCTCTGGCCGCCATACTCTTCCAGAGCTAAACAGGTCTGAAATTGAGTTTACACGAGCAATCTTGTCGTTGCCTCGTGTTGGGGTGTACTCGGACACGGGGATACCAATAGCCCTCATCTCAAAGATCAGGGGCATACCAGCAGCCTTTGCTTCAATGATACAAGCATCAGGCTTCCAGTAATCGTATAGCTCCTTCGCCCTTTTCTTTAGGACCGGGAATTCCATCCGCTCCTTCAAGGCATCAAGAAGGATGATGTTCGGGTGAAGGGTTCCAGTTTGGTCGGGGTGGTAGAAAACGCCCCAAGTGGTGCATGCCGAATAGTCGGCACGCTCATGCTTCATGAACGCCGTATCCCAAGACTGAATCAGGAACTGGCAATTGGGAGGCGATCTCTCTTCCCAGATGCTCCACCACTCCCTTTTTACTAGGGCTCCCTCTTCAGAGGTAGGGGATTGCTGGTACTGAGCCTGCCACTTCGGTGCGGGCAGCTCCTCTCGTAGGGCTTCAAGCTCTTTGAGAGGCCAGAACTCGGGCCAAAGAGGATTCCCTGACGGCATGATTGCAGGGAACTCAACAACCTCCCACTCATCAGTGTTATTCCTCTGCGCGGCAGCCTTGATGATCTGACCGGTGAGGTCTCTTTTCGACCATCTCGTCATAACAATGACTATAGACCCGCCGGGCTGAAGCCTTTGACGCGGGCCGGAGGTGTACCACTCATAAGCGTGGTCAAAAACAGAAGGATCAGCGCTCTGACCCTCCTGTTCTGAGTGAGGATCGTCAATGATCAGAAGATCCGCACCCTTACCGGTGACAGCACCGCCAATACCGATAGCGAAATACTCGCCATTCCTGTTGGTAGACCATCTTCCAGCAGCTTTTGAGTCAGATCTCAGCGTAACTCCGGGGAAAATCTTCTTGTAGTCGTCCTGATCCACCAAGTTCCGCACTTTCCGGCCAAAACCAACGGCCAACTCAGCGGTATGGGAGGACTGAATGATCTTCTTTCCGGGGAATCGACCCAAAAACCAAGCAGGGAACAGATAAGAAGCGAATTCGCTCTTCGTATGGCGGGGAGCCATGTTGATGATCAGCCTTTTGATCTCCCCAGAGGCTACTTTCTCGAACTTCTCGGCCATGATCTTGTGATGACGGCCCGGAATGAAGTCAGGCCACATGGCATGAACGAAATCCATGAAGGATTCTCGGCACTGCTCCTTAAAAAGAGCGTCCTTGTACTCATCCAAGAGAGAAAGAATCTCTGATTGGCGGTCCAAGGGAAGGCTTGAGACCTTCTCCAGCAGCTCAGGCGTGATCTTCACGGGGAGATCCTGCTGTTTTCAAAAGACAATACTCCCCCAGCCACCATATTCACTAAAGTTTAGACCGTTCCTTCCTATTATATACATCTTTTTCTATATTTACAGTCTATATATAGTGTTTTTTTACATCTAGAATACACTTGAGATCTATAAATCCCCTACCCCTTCCAACTTTGAGGTTGGATTCATCTAGATCTTGAGATCTTAACCCCTCACTACCCTCACTTTAAGTCTTTGAATTCTAAATAATTATCCTATTTTACCATATTCTTAGTTAAAAGTCAATATTTATATAGGTCTAATTTATATCTTATGTATATTCTATATAAATATAATGTATATTATATACATATTATATATATCAAATATGTTTTTATAAACATAATTTTTATAAAAAATATTTTTTATTATATATTTAGTAGTGAAATAAAAAAATAATATAATTTTTAATATTATAATATGCACTGTTGCAGGTTTGATGTGGTGGTTTGAGTAAAGTGGGTAATCGTTTGTGCGGGGTAGCATGTAACCCAGACCGGTAACATGCCAGCACAAAGGGGGGTGTACCCCTCACAAGAGGCCGAACGGGGCTGAACCGACCCCTGCACCCCTCATTGCCACCCCATATCTAGTGGGTCGGCGGGCATTCACCACAATATGTAGTGGCGTTTAACCGCTCAGTGCATCTGCATTTCATCGTCGAGCGAGTCACCACCGACGGCCACTCCGTCGGTGCGGTCACCTGTATCAATCATTCCAGCCAGCCGGGACTGCAATTCGGCTGCTACCAGTGCAGCAGGGCGCTCGCGGTGGTCCTCGACAACCTCGCGGTAGAGGCCCGCAGCGCGCCCCAGAAGCTCGGCAGATTTGAGCTGGGCCGAGGTAGGCTCCCGGTCGCCAGTCACCCATGAGCGCAGCAGGGCTAGCACTGTGTCGCGGTCGGAGATCGTCGACGCCCGACTATCTCGCGCCATTTCCTCCCCCCTGATCTGCAACGCACGGGTCACATGGGGTAAAGCCGCAGTCCTTGCAGCCTCCGTCCTGATATGTCCCGGCGTCATCGTCTTAGGGCTATACGCATCGCGATAGCTCTGGGCAAGCGATTGACCTTTCAGAACATTTTCGACGAAAGCCCTTTGCCTTGGGGTCAGCCCCAGTTCATCACGCATTCCTGCCATGACCGAATTCCTCAGCGTTTAACCGTTACCCGTTCATTATTACCTGCGGGCCAAGTTGTTTCAAATTGTTTCAGGGCT